CTGTCCGTAAGACTTAGCAAAATCGAGGAAATTATCATCAGAAACGGCCTTCCATTTGTACTGGGGAATCACCTCAGTACGCGTGATCAGCCGGCCAGCAAATTCTGTAGCTTGGCCCGATGATATCGATTTGTGAACGTCCCGCGGACACTCAAGGAGATCTAGAGTCTTGATGTACAGGTCATACAACGTCTGATCCAAAATCACCACGTCATCGCCCAGAACATAAAACTGGTTCCGATAGATGCCTCCTGCTAGTAACAAGAGGAGAAAACCGTGGGTTAGACCGAACGAGGCAAATGATGGGTACAACCCCATCGGCTGACCTTTTGTCCAGCAAAGAGTACCTACTGGACTTGACCAAGAAGATCTAGAGAGCTCGCCGAAAAGTCTGACGTAAGGACTTTGTGGAAAGAGGGCACCTAGCACTTCCAATTGCAATTCTAACGGAAAGTGATCCGTAGCAGATGACAAATCTACTGCGTGGGCTACTCGTCCTGTACGAAGATACTTTTGTATGGGTACTAACGCCTTTTCCTGGTCGTACGTGCAATCCCATGGTAGCTGTTCGAGAATTCGATACAGCGCTCTACCTAGTGGCCGCAAAGCCATTTGGTGTAAGCGACATGGGCTAGCAATCCAGCGCACTTTCCAACCGCCATCCTTGGTGAGAGGTATCACCCTTCCACCCCAAACGGGGCCTGGGAGTGGTATATCTTGCCTTCCGCGATAAAGTGTTGCGAAAGGACCACCAAGTTCGGAACGGTCAAACATTGCACCAGACAGGCCGGGCAGAAATCGGCCTTGTGCTAGGTATGCGTCAACCCCCTCAAGTACCGGCCCATAACAGTCATAATGACGGTTAAGGAAAATCGAATGGCTACTCGCGAAGTGAGCGTACTCACCGCCACCCGTGACCCAGAGTAATTCTTTCTCCAAGCCCTTATCTTGAGGGACAGATCGCTCTCCAAAAATCGGAGCGCGGACAGAAGGAGAACCTTGGTAGGTTACCAACTGCTGAGGATGTGCATGTTTCTGGGGACCCAAGTAGTCAAGAGCTAATCTCCGTATATCCTGCTTAAGATCAACAGGAATGAATGAAGGTTTCGCCCCGACAGCCGTACGAAGTTTCTGTACGTGCTTGGGGGTCGGCATCTTCGGCTCAAAAGCCGAATAAATCATCAGGCTCGCGAGAGCCGTCCGAAA